TTCGTGAACCTAGTGAAAATGATGCTGGAGTTTTTGAGGAAAGCGAATTTATTGCTATTTTTAAAAGATTAAAAGTCAGCGAGTATCAGAAAGCAGTAGATAATAAAACAGAATTTGAAATGCTGAAAATGATGTTAGTTGGTTGGGAGAATATGAAAGAAGAAAATGGAGAAGACATTCCATTTAATAACCAAAACCTTAAGGATATGATGGAGGATTCCTATTGGCTCAAGGCAGTATCAACATCTTATACAGCATCACTTATAGAAGATAAAGTAAAAAACTAGAAGAGGCAGTTCTTTATTGGTTAGGATCTGGAAAAGAAGTAATAGATCAAACCCAAGAAGATGCAAAAGCATTTGGTTTAGAACTGCCGAAAACAAATAAAAAAGAAGAAGAAGATTTTGAGGTTAACGAAGATAATTGGGATGCCTTGATGATGTTTTGTAATATGCAAACACAATGGTCTACTTCTTTCGGAGGTTTCGTAGGATTAAAATATGAAGTACTTCTAATGCAAGGAGGTATGTTTGACCTTTACAATATAAAAGAAAGGTCTAAAATCTTAGAAGAGATCCAAATCATGGAAGCTAAAGCTTTGAAGGAATTAAATAAGGAAACTAAATAATATGGCTCAACAAACTTCAGCTATAAATATAAAATTTCTTACGAGTGGTGATTCTGAGGTAGATAAAGCTTTTAAAAGATTACAAGGAGAAGCTAGAAGATTAAATAGAGATTTTAAAGCATTATCAAAAGATTCAATAGCAAAGGTCAAAAATGAATTTAATAAATTAGGAGGTGGGGCTAGAAATAGTATTAATGCGATGCAAGCGCAACGTAATGCATTAAATAGCTTACGTAATATGGCTGATGTTACTAGCTTAGAATTTAAACAACTAACAAAGGATATTGGTTTACTTGATGCAAAGATGAAGCAAGCTGCTGCTGGAGGTGGCGCTGGTGGACTAAAGGGTAGATTAAAAGGATTTGCTAAAGGTGCTGGTGCTGTTGCTGCGGCTGGTATTTTTGGAGGGCCAGAAGGTGCAGTCGGTGCTGGTATTGGAGCAATAGCTGGTGGGACAGTAGGTGCTGCCGTTGGTGGCGCAATTGGAGCGCAAGTTGGAATGGTCAGAAAGCAACTTGCTGGTGTTGCTGAATATTCTGCTGCATTAGGTCTTCAAAGAAAAGCTTTAAGACTTGTAATTGGCGATACACAAAAATTTAATCAAGCACAAAAATTTCTTGCAGATACTTCTACAAAATTAGCGATACCTCAAGATGTTATAACAAGGCAGTTTACTTCTCTTACGGCTTCAGTAGTTGGTGCTGGACAATCTGTCTCGGATGCAGAAAAAGTATTCCAAGCTATTGCTGCTGGTATTAGAGGTACAGGTGGAAATCTCGAGGACATGAAAGCAGCTATGAGAGCAACTGCCCAGGTGTTCTCAAAAGGCAAAGTAAGCGCCGAAGAATTGAGACAACAATTAGGCGAGAGACTACCCGGTGCTTTTACTTTGTTTGCTGATTCTATGGATAAAACTCCAAAAGAATTAGATAAAGCATTAGAGAAAGGAGAGGTAACTCTTGATGATTTCATGAAATTTGCAGCCAAATTATTTGATACTTATGGTGAAAATGCTGAAATTTTAGCCCAAGGGCCAGAGGCTGCTGGAGATAGATTAAAGACTGAAATGAGTGTGTTAAAAGATAATGTAGGTAAATTATTAAGACCTATTGGCGCAGAATTTCAAACCACATTTTCTAATATTGTTAAATCTATTAATCCGGCTATAGAAGCACTTGTAAAATTTCAAAATAAATTAAGGATAGCTGGTCTAAAAGAAAAAATAGAAGAAATTGAAAAAACAATAAGTCGTGGTTTTAAAACTACTGGAGGAACACTAGGAGGAGGCATCCTTGGAGGAGGTATTGTTATAACTGTTGATGAGGATGGACTAGAAAAGTTACGAAAAGAATTAACAAGATTAAAAGGTGAATTATTAGATTTACAAGGTGTACAACCAACTAGTGGAATTGGCCCTATCGCAGATCCAGAGGCATATGTAAGAAGTTTAGTAAAAAGAAAAACATCTGCCTCAGAAGGAGAAGGAGATGATAGAACATTAAATGGAATACAAAGAGGAGCGCAAGAATACTTTAATACAATAAAAAGTTTTGCAGAGGAAACAGGTGCAGCAGTAAGTAAAGCATTCCAAGGAATGGAGGATGCACTTGTTAAGTTTGTTATGACCGGTAAACTTAATTTTTCTGATTTAACAAGATCTATATTGGCTGATATGGCAAGAATAGCAATTAGACAGGCAATAATGAAACCACTTATGGGTTTATTTCCATTTCTCAGCAATGCTAACGGAAATGCATTTGCACAAAATGGCATAGTTCCATATCGAAAGGGAGGAGTTGTAAATTCACCAACAATGTTTAGGTTTGGAGGGTCTAACCTTGGCATTATGGGAGAAGCTGGGCCAGAAGCTATACTTCCGCTGCAAAGAGGTAAAGGTGGAAAACTTGGAGTTATTGCACAAGGAGGTGGTACTGGTAATATTACTGTTAATGTTGATGCTTCTAGCAGTTCTGTTGAGGGTGACGGCGATAGCAGCCGTCAGCTTGGAGAAGTTATAGCAGCAGCAATACAATCTGAATTAATTGAACAGAAAAGACCAGGAGGATTATTAGCATAATGGCAACTTTTCCAAACATTGAGCCGAGTTTTCCAGTTAGAAAAATATCAAAACCAAATACAAGAACAGTTAAGTTTGGAGATGGCTATGAACATAGATTTTTATTTGGATTAAATCAAAATCCAAAAGTTTTTAATTTAACTTGGAAACATATTACTGAGACAGATGCAGATACTATCGAAACCTTTTTAGATGCTCGTGCAGTTGATGGTGAAAGTTTTACATATACACCACCAAATGAGCCAAGTGCTATGCAGTTTAAATGTCAGAATTGGAGTAAATTAATGGAGCGACCTAGCAGGGCAACAATAGAAGCAACATTTACTGAGGTTTTTGAACCGGCATAAATATGGCAACTGCTTGGACTGCTAGTACTGCTTTATCTTTAGGTGATATTGTTGCCCCTACATCCGCAAATTCTGGTTTATTTTTTAAGGTTACTCAAGCTGGTACTACAGGATCTTCAGAACCTAATTGGTCTACTGAAATAGGACAAAATGTATATGATAATAATGTTATTTATGTTTCTTTTAGTGCAACATTTAGTGATTTACAACCAATAAATCCTAGTGCAGTTATTGAATTATTTACTTTACAATTATCAGCAACTTTGCATGGAGAAACGACTATTTATAGATTTCATGCAGGTAGTAATATGAATGCAAATGGTCGTATTGTTTGGGCAGGTAATGATTATTTAAGATATCCAATAGAAGCATCAGGTTTTGCTTTTCAAAATGGACAGATACCACGACCAAAATTAGTTGTAAGTAACGCTAAAGGTTTATTATCATCAATATTATTAACAGTAAATGAAACATCAGTTGGCAATGATTTGACAGGTGCAACTGTCACGAGAATTAGGACACTTGCAAAGTTTTTAGATGCAGCTAATTTTAGTACCGGAACAAATCCTTATGGAACGCCAGATCCAAATGCTGAATTTCCTAAAGAAATTTATTCAATTGATCGTAAATCAAATGAAAATAGAGAAGTTGTGGAATTTGAACTTGCTTCTGTTTTAGATCTTGCAGGTATAACTTGTCCTAAAAGACAATGTACAAGAGCAGATTTTCCATCTATAGGTACTTTTGTAGAATGATTTGGAAAGATAAAGCATTGGCTCACGCAAAACAGCAAGATCCTAAAGAATCTGTAGGTTTAATAGTTAATTTAAAAGGAAAAGAAAGATATTATCCTTGCAATAATCTTGCAATAACAGATCATCAATGTTTTATTTTAGATCCAGAAGATTATGTAAAAGCAGATAATCTTGGAGAGATAATTGCTGTAGTACATAGTCACCCAGTAACACCACCTACTCCAAGCCAAGCAGATAAAGTAAGTTGTGAGCAAAGTAATTTACCTTGGTATATTGTTAATCCAAAAACTGAGCAATGGAGTTATTTAGAACCATCAGGATATAAAGCACCACTTATGGGTCGTGAATGGGTTTGGGGTGTTACTGATTGTTGGAGTCTTGTTAGAGATTGGTATAAAGAGGAAAAAAATATTATTTTAAAAGATTATGAGAGGCCAACTACTCCAATTGAATTTTTACATAACCCTTTATTTGAAAAATATGCATTAGAAACAGGATTTCGTGAATTGAATAGTAATGAAAAGTGCGAAAATGGAGATGTTTTATTAATGAGTATTTTGCATCCAACTTTAAATCATGTAGCATTATTTTTTGATGGTGATGTTATTCATCATTTAACAGATAGACTATCGTGTAGAGAGCCTTACTCTGAATGGTTATTAAAATGCACAGGCAAGAGGTATCGTTATGATGCGTAAGGTTAAATTGCATGGAAAATTAGCAGAATTTATTGGTCATAAAGAAATAGATGTAAATGTAAATAGTGTTGGTCAAGCTGTAAGTTTTTTAATACATAATTTTCCAAATTTAGAACAATATATGAGTCCAAAATATTATCAAGTAAAAGTTGGTAATTATTTTATTAATGAAAATGAAATTTTATATCCTGTTGGGCAAGAAGATATACATTTTATTCCTGTTATTACTGGTGCTGGTAGAGGTCTTGGTCAGGTTCTATTAGGTGCTGCTCTTATTGGTTTTGCATTTGCTGGTGGTGCTGGAATATTTGGTGCTGCTTTTGCAAAAAATTTAGGTTTGTTTGCTTTTACAAAAAAAATAGGTTTTGCTCTTCTTTTAGGAGGTGTGAGTCAATTATTATTTCCTGTAGAACAACCAAAAGATTTTAAATCTGAGGAAGATCCAAAAGTCTCATTTAACTTTAGTGGGGTGCAAAATACTAGCCGGGCGGGAACTCCAGTTCCAATTGTATATGGCGAAATCTTTACTGGCTCGGTGGTGATTTCTGCTGCCATAGATACTAATCAGGTGGAAGTATGACTGACGAAACAAAAATTATTAGAGGTTCTGGTGGTGGCCCTAAACCACCTCCACCGCCATATCGCGCTCCTGATACTCTTCATAGTAGACAATTTGCTACAGTACAAGATTTAATTTCTGAGGGAGAGATTGAGGGTTTTGCTACTGCTTCTAAGGCTGGCTTAACTAAAGGAACTGCTGCTTATGACAATGCAAGTTTAAAAGACGTATTTCTAGATAATACTCCTGTATTAAGTGCAACAGCATCAAATACTAATCCAGCAGACAATGACTTTAATTTTAAAGACGTAACTTTTAAATCAAAATTTGGAACATCTAATCAGGATGCTATGAGTGGTATTCCTAACTTAGATGAGAGTAGATCACCAACAGGTGTAGGGGTAATAGTTACAACAAGTTCACCTGTTACTAGACAAATTCAAAATACAGATGTTGATGCTGTTATTGTTACATTAACGTGGCCTCAAATTCAAGTTGCAGAAGATGATGGAGATGTAAGAGGTGATACTGTTGAGTATAAAATTCAAATTCAGCATGATAATGGAGGCTTTGTTGATAAAGTTCTAGCTTCTGTATCTGGTAGAACCGCAGATGCATATGCTAGAGATCACAGAATAGAGCTAACAAGTGGTTTTACAACAGTTGATATAAGAGTAGTAAGAGTTACGGCTGATAGTTCTGATAGTGCAAGAGTAAATTCATTTCAATTTACAAGCTTTCAAGAAGTTATTGATAATAAATCTACTTACCTTAATAGTGCTTATGTAGCTTTACGGCTTGATAGTAAGCAATTTAATCGCATACCAGCAAGAAAATTTAGGATTAGAGGAATAAAAGTAAGAATACCAGGTGCTGGAGCTTTAAATAGCGGTACTCCAGATGTAGATCCAGCAACAGGCAGAATACGTTATCCAAGTGGATATATATTTAATGGGAATATGGGTGCTGCTGTTTATACAAATTGCCCTGCTATGTGCTTGCTCGATTTATTAACTAATAGTCGCTATGGTTTTGGTGATCATATGTCAGATAGTACATTAGATTTATTTAGTTTTGTCGCTGCAAGTAGATATGCTAATGAAGAGGTTGATGATGGTTCTGGGTCAGGAACAAAAGAAGCTAGATTTAGTTGCAACGTAAATATACAAAGTCCTAAAGAAGCATTTGATGTTATTAACGAGTTGTCTGGTGTCATGATGTGTATGCCTATATGGTCTGCTGGTAGTGTAAGTATTTCTCAGGATAAACCTATTACTCCAAGTTATCTGTTTAATTTATCAAATGTAAGTGAATCTGGTTTCAGTTACTCGGGTAGCAGTTTAAAACAAAGACACTCAATTTTCTCAGTAAGCTATTTCAATATGGATTCTCAAGAAGTAGATTTTGAGGTAGTTGGCGATAGTAACAGTTCCGCCGATGTTGCAAGAAGACAAAAACTTGGTACTGCAATTAAGAAAGTAAAAGCTTTTGCTTGTACCTCTCGTAATCAAGCTGCCAGATTAGGTCGTGCGATGATGTTTGCAGAAGAACAACAATCAGAAGTTCTAACATTTTCAACTTCAATAGATGCTGGCGTAATCGTTAGGCCAGGCGCAGTTATAGAGGTTAATGATCCAGTAAGAGCAGGGGTTAGAAGAGGTGGTCGTGTTGTTTCTGCGACAACAACAGCTATAACAATAGACTCAGCATCAGAGACAAATTTACCTGCACTAAATGATAATCCTCAACTAAGTGTTATTCTGTCTGATGGTACTGTTGAATCAAAAAGCATAACTGACATAACAGGATCTGTTATAACTGTAAGTTCTGCATTCTCTTCTGCCCCAAGTTCAAACACACCATTTTTAATATCAAGCACAACATTACAAACACAACAATTTAAAGTCATACAAGTTGAAGAAAAAGATGGAGTAAATTATCAAGTAACTGCAATAACTTATTTACTTGGAAAATATGATTTTATAGAAAATAATACTCCTCTTCCTAAGAGAAATATATCAATATTGAATCAACCAGCACCTCCACCTAGTAATTTATCAGTCACAGAAAAAACTGTAGTTATTAATAATATTGCAAGGAGTAAATTAATTGTAGATTGGCAACCAGTAGATGGAGTTACTCAATATCTTGTAAATTATAAATTAGAAAATAATAATTTTATTTCTGTAATTGTATTTAGTAGTGATTTTGAGTTATTAGACACAAAAAAAGGTACATATACGATTGAGGTATTTTCATATAATGCAGCATTAGAATTATCAAGTAATTCAACATCTACAACCTTTGTAGCTGAAGGTAAAACTGCTTTACCAGAAAATGTATCTAATCTGACTTTAGAACCAATAAATGAACAATTTGTAAGATTAAAATTTAAACAAGCAACTGCTATTGATGTTCTGCATGGTGGTCGTGTTTATGTAAGACATACAAATCAAACAGGTGGTGCAGCTACATTTCAATCTGCTCAAGACGTAGTAGAGGCCGTTGCAGGTAATTCAACGGATGTAATTTGTGCTGCACTTGCAGGGACTTATCTCCTTAAGTTTCAAGACGATGGAGGAAGATTTAGTACAAATGCAGCTAGCGTTTCTTTATCTATTGTTGATATTTTAGATTCGATTACTGTAAAAACTGACAGAGAAGATACTGACGGTACACCTTATAATGGAGCAAAGTCTAATATTACTTTTGATTCAACTCTTGGTGGATTAAAACTTACAGACCCATCTTCAAATGCTAGTGGTACTTATGACTTTGTAGATACTCTTGATCTTGGTGGTACATTCTCTCTTACATTAAAAAGACATTTTCAAGGTGAGGGGTTTTATGTAGGAGATGAGTTTGATAACAGAACTGATTTAATTGATACTTGGACAGATTTTGACGGAACAGTTGCTAATGATGCCAATGCAAAAATAGCAGTCCGAACCACAACAGATAACCCTAGTAGTTCACCTACATATACATCATTTAATGATTTTACTAATGGTGTGTTTAAGGGTAGAGGTTTTCAATTCAGAATTACTTTAGAGACTGCTGACGTTGCACAGAATATGAACTTACAACAGGCAGGATATACAGCAACAATGCCATCAAGAACAGAGCAATCATCTGTTATAGCATCTGGTGCAGGGGCAAAGTCAGTTTCATTTACAGCACCATTTTTTGTCGGAACTTCTGGATTAGGGAATTTAAATAATTTTTTACCTTCTGTCAATATTTCTCCTCAAAATATGGCTACAGGTGATTTCTTCGAGCTTTCAAGTATATCTGGAACAGGCTTTACAGTTCACTTCAAGAACTCAAGTAATGCTAGTATTGATAGGAACTTTACCTATAGTGCTGTTGGTTTTGGCAAAGGAGGGTAACATGGAGGAAAATAGTTATTAACTATGGCTGACGTAACAAATTATACGATAGAAAATGCATCAGGAGCTAACGTCCGTATTGATTTAAACGCTGTTTTTGCTGCGATCCAATCTAGTAATTCTAAGTCAAGTGATTTAGCTGCAAGTCAATGTGTAGCTGGTATGCCTTTTCTTAATACCACTACAAATATTTTAAAAATAAGAAATTCAAGTAATGGTGGATTTACTGATATAGGAAATATAGATCAAGATAATTTAGGTTTACTGTCTAAGGCAGGTGGTACGATGACAGGTGCTTTGCTTATAGATGATTCCAGTAGTGCTTCTGCTCCAGCATTATCTTTTGATACAGATACAGATTTAGGATTATTTAGAAAATCTGCAAACGTAATGGGATTTTCTGCTGGTGGAACTGAACGTATAATATTTGACGCAAATGGTGTAACCCTACAAGCTCAAAATGATTTACGTTTTGCAGATGCCGACAGTAGCAATCATGTAGGTTTTCAAGCACCAGCCACGATTTCTTCCAATCAAATATGGACATTACCTTCTGAAGATGCTGCTGTTTCTGGTTATGCATTAGTTTCTAATGCAAGTGGTGTTTTAAGTTGGGCTGCTGCTGGAGCAGGTGCAGTAGGAGGTGGCTCGGATGAAATATTTTGGGAAAACGATCAAATTATAACTCAAAATTATACGATCACAAATGGCAAAAATGCTGGAAGCTTTGGCCCTATTACAATTCAAAGCGGAGTGACCGTTACAGTTGGTTCTGGAGAAACATGGACAGTAGTATAAGTATGTATATAATAGATCTATGAGTCAATTAAAAGTCGATAGTATAATCCCTAGAGGCGGTCTTTCATCGGGTGCTTTCGGAGGTGTTATACAAACAGTTTTTGCACATAAAACAAATATGTCTTCCTTAAGTCCAGGAAGAAATGGAACAGCAGAGATACCTAACATGAGTTGTAGTATTACTATGGCATCTTCTTCTAATAAAGTATTTATACATTATTCAATCGTCTACGATACAGGAACAAGTAATGGTAAGGGAGGGTTTAGAATATTTAGAGGTAGTACAAATATAGGTCAACCTGATAGTGCTGGTAATAGATATTTAGTGCATACTGGTTACGGAGCAAACGCTGACCAAGATCAAAGTATGATGAATACCTCTGGAACTTTTATAGATACACCCGGTAGTGGTACTCATACTTATACAATAAGAGCTTATAATTGTGATCAAAGCGATGCTACTTTTGCTGTAAGAATAAATGGAGCAAGACAAGACCCTAACCAAACTGATGATGGTCGTGCTTGTTCTAGCCTTTTAGTACAGGAGATTTCAGTTTAATGACTTTAGATCATAATGCTATTTTAAAAGCTTATCCAAACGCACAAGTTGTTGATGATGAAGTTGGAGTTTTAGATAGTTCTGGAAATCAAATTACTATAGATCAATCTTTAGTTGATGCAGCTAGAGTTGAGTTAGATAAATTAAAATACAAAACAGATAGAAGTCACAATGGCACAGTTATTTATAAATCTTGGCGAGAGCAATTAGAAATGTTGTATGACGATTTAGTTGCAGGTAAACTAGATGCAACTGGAACGTGGGCAACCCACATCAAAGCAGTTAAAGACGCAAATCCAAAACCATGAGTACATTACAAGTCGGTACAATTAAAAGTGCTTCTTCGGCAGCACCAGTATTTCAAAATGCAAGCGGAACAGAAATTGGTCAGTTAGCTTTTGCATGGGCAAACATAGAGACATCTGGCAGTTCGTCTATTGCAGATTCATTTAATGTCAGTAGTGTTACTGAACAAAACACAGATCATTTCAGTCTAGCTTTTGCTAGGTCTGCTTCAAATGCAAATTGGGCAATAGCTATTGATGTAGAAAAACAAACTGATTCCTTTACAAATAGCCATACAACGTCAGGATTTGATCTTAGAACAGGTAGTCATTTAAGTAGTGAAAACTTTAGTTTTATAGTTTTTGGAGATTAATTATGTCAACACTTAAAGTCAATACAATCCAAAATACAAGCGGTGGCTCTAGTTCAACCCCAGAGCAAATTGAACAGGGTAGAGCAAAAGCATGGGTCAATTTTGATGGTGAAAGTACAGTAGCAATAAGAGATTCTTTTAATGTTAGTTCTATTACTGATAATGGAACTGGTAATTATTTTGTAAATTTTTCTAATGCTATGGCTAATACTAATTATTGTGTTGTAACTGGTGCCGGTGGTGGTACTGGAAGTTTAAGTGATGGTTCTAACGTAAGTAATCTAGCAACTAACAGATACAGACAAGAGTTTGGAAATGGAGGTTCATACTCAGATTTTGACCGTTGTTTTTCTATGGTTCTTGGAGATCAATAATTCTTTGATATAATAATAGAAAAACCTTATGGCAAATTCTGATTCAAGATTTATTTACACAAATGATGATGGTTCAATCAGCATTGTTTGTCCAGCAGATAATTGTGGTTTAACTTTAGATCAAATAAAAGCAAAAGATTGCCCTAGTGGTAAGACAGTTTATACTGTTAATAAATCTGCAATTCCTACAGATAGGAGTTTCAGAAATGCTTGGACTTATACGGAGTAAAACATGGGATTTGGAATTGACATGGCAAAAGCCAGAGAAATTCACAAAACAAATATAAGAATTGCAAGAGAACCAAAACTTGCTGAACTTGATGTTGAATTTCAAAAAGCACAAGAAACTGGTGCATCAACAACAGATATTGTTGCTAAAAAACAAGCACTAAGAGATGCCCCTGCTGATTCTGGAATTGCCTCTGCTAGTGATGCTGACGAATTAAAAGCACAATGGAAAACTGATATTCTTGGTAATTCTCCTTACAGCTAATGGCAATAATTCCAGCAAGTAAAAACTTTAATATTGTTAAAAAAGCAGATTTTCCTTTAAAATTGACTTTTAAAGATTCTACAGGATCTGCTATCAATTTAAATGGTTATACTGTTGCTGCACAAGTTTGGGATATAAATAGAAAAGTAAAATTTGCTGATTGGGTTGTAACTTATACTGATAGAGCTAATGGAATTGTTGATATCAAGTTAACTGACTTACAAACTGATAATTTTATTGTAGGAACTTTAAAATATGATGTAAAATTGACTGAGCCTAGCGGCGATGAATACTATTATATAAAAGGAAACTTAAATGTATCTCAAGGTTACACCGAATGAGTAGTCCAAACAAAGTAGAAGTATCACAAGTCTCAGATGTTACAACAGTTGAAATCACTACAGTTGGCCCTCAAGGCCCAGCGGCTGCTGGTGTTACTTTTGACGTAACAGGAAAGGTAGATAATTCTATCTTTTACTATCATGCTGCATCTGATACATTTAAAGCAGATAACACAACAACCAAACTAAAATTAGTCGATGGAGGCAATTTCTGATGGCAAACACAATTAGAATCAAAAGATCTACAGGATCTTCAGCACCTGCTTCATTAGAAAATGCTGAATTAGCTCATGCAGAAGGTTCTGATATTCTTTTTCTTGGTAAGGGAACAGGTGGATCTGGAGGATCAGCTACTACAATTGAAAAGGTAGGTGGTAAGGGTGCATTTTTTGATAAAGATACAGTAAGAGCCGCAAATTCAGTTTTATCTGGCCCAACGACAGGAAGTGATGCTGCACCTACATTTAGAGCCTTAGTTGCAGCAGATATACCTTCTTTGGCTCATACAAAAATTTCAGATTTTGATGCAGGTGTTAGAGCAAATAGATTAGATCAGATGGCTGCTCCAACTAGTTCAGTCTCATTAAATAGCCAAACAATTACTAATTTATCAGATCCAGTAAATACACAAGATGCAGCAACTAAGGGATTCGTTGAGGCTACATCACAAGGACTTGATGTAAAAGATTCTGTAAAAGTAGCGACAACAGGTAATATTACAATTTCAACTGCTCTTAATAGCGGAGATTCTATAGACGGTGTTACTCTTGCAGATAACGATAGAGTTCTTGTAAAAGATCAGTCAACAGCTAGTCAAAACGGTATTTATATTGTCGGATCGTCACCAGCTAGAGCAAGTGATTTAGCTGCTGGTGCAGATGCAGCAGGGATGTTCACCTTCGTAGAACAAGGTTCTGTTAATGCTGATAATGGGTTCGTTTGCACTAGCAATAAAGGATCAGCCGTTGTTGGCACTAATAACCTTACTTTTGCTCAGTTCTCAGGTGCTGGTCAGGTAACAGCAGGTGACGGTTTAGATAAGTCTGGAAATACTTTATCTGTTGACCTAAAAGCAAATGGTGGACTTGTAATTGAATCGACAGAAATAGCTGTTGATTTAGCTGCTAGTTCTATAACAGGAACACTAGCAATATCAGATGGTGGTACAGGAGCAACTTCTGCTTCCGCAGCTAGAACAGCATTAGGTGTTGCGATTGGATCAGATGTACAGGCTTTTGATGCAGACCTTGATAACTTATCTGGTTGTCAATCTGGAGCTTCTGCTGCTTTAGCTGCCTTAACTTCGACTGAAGTGGCTATTCTCGATGGAGCGACAGTAACTACGGCTGAGTTAAATATTATTGATGGAGATACTTCTGCTACTTCAACAACTCTTGCTTCTGCTGATCGTATTGTCCTTAATGATAATGGCACTATGAAACAAGTAGCTTTATCTGATTTAGTTACTTACTTTGAAAATGGCTCTGTCTCTGGTTTCGACATAGATGGCGGCAGCTACTAATCTTTTGGAGGTTATAGCTCATGGCTAATGTAGTAAAACTTAAAAGGGGTTCTGGTAGTGACCCTAGTGCAAGTGATCTTGTTCTTGGAGAATTAGCGATACGAACTGATACAGGTAAATTATTTACAAAGAAAGATGATAATTCTGTAGCTGAGATATCAGGTGGTGGAATTAGTGATGGAGATAAAGGTGATATAACTGTAAGCAATAGCGGTGCAACTTTTACTATTGATAATGATGCGGTTACCTATGCGAAAATACAAAATGTTTCAGCTACAAATAGGATATTAGGTAGAGATTCTAGTGGTGCAGGGGCTATTGAAGAGATAACTCCAGCTAATCTACGCACGATGATAAATGTCGAGGATGGAGCTACAGCAGATCAAACAGCATCAGAAATACTTACACTTTTAAAAACAGTTGATGGTAATGGGTCGGGACTTGATGCCGATAGATTACAAGATGTAGATGCGGCTTTTCTTCGTAACGCATCTAATCTTAATTCTGGAACTATATCAGATGCAAGATTACCAAGTTCTATTTCTTCTGATATAACAGGTAATGCAGCTACAGCAACAAAACTTGCAACAGCAAGAACTATTGCAGGGGTTAGTTTTGATGGATCAGCTAATATTTCTTTAAATAATAATTCCATTACAAATGGTGCTGGATATATTACTTCAACTCTTACTGAAGAACAGGTAGAAGATTTTGTTGGAGGCATGGTTACAGGTAATACTGAAACAGGTATAACAGTTACTTATCAAGATTCAGATGGCACTCTTGACTTTGTTGTCGCTAGTCAAACAGATAATAATTTTACAGACACCTTAAAAAATAAATTAGATGGAATTGCTGCTGGAGCTACTAATGTCACCAATACTAATCAACTTACAAATGGAGCAGGCTTTATAACTGCAACATTAACTAATGAGCAAGTTCAAGACATTGTTGGCGGTATGGTTTCTGGTAATACTGAATCTGGTATTACTGTCACATATCAAGATGGAGATGGCACTTTAGATTTCTCGGTTGCTTCACAGACAGATAATAATTTTACGACAACTTTAAAAAATAAACTTGATGGTATTGCTGCGAGTGCGACAAATGTTACTAACAACAATCAAATTTCTAATGGTGCAGGTTATGTTACTTCGTCTGTTATTAATTCTTTAAATGCAAGTAATCTGTCATCTGGAACTATACCTGACGCAAGATTTCCTTCTACATTACCAGCAGTTGATGGATCGAATCTAACAGGTATATCTGCTGGTGCGACAGGTGGTGGATCTGACGAGGTGTTTTATGAAAATGACCAAACTGTAACAACGAACTATACTATTACTAACGGCAAAAACGCAATGGCTGCTGGGCCTATTACAATTAACAGCGGTGTTACTGTAACTGTCGGATCAGGAGAAACTCTTACTATTGTTTAATTTATGAAAGCACTTATCGAAAAACAAATTCTTCAATGGAAAGAAGAATTAGCAAAACAAGTACAAACAAAAAATCAAGCAGAAAAAGTTTTAGCAGAAGCAAATAAAACTATTTTGATGATTGAGGGTGGGATACAGGCAAAGGAGATGTTGCTGAAGAAGATCGAACAAGAATCCCAGCTAAAAGATACAAAGGAGCTAAAGCAACAATCAGAGCCAGCACAGTCAGACTAAGAGGTGCTGCCAATTTTATTAAAACTTCTTTTAACATAATGTTTCAAAAAATAGCCAATGTTTTAAGCATTGTTTCTTTTGTAATCGTCACATCAATAATCGGTGGTGGCTACTTTGGTTACAAGTATGTAACATCTGAGCAATTCAAAGCAAAAATAATGAATCAGGTCTTAGGAGAAGTTAAAGGACTTTTACCTAATGTGATGAATAATGCTCTTCCAAAAACAACAGGTGAATCATTACCTATTCCTAAAAAACTTGGATTATGAATTTTCAATATAATCTTTTTAATAATGAATTTAAGACAAGGAATGCTGAGAAACATGATAGTTTAAGACTAAAACAAAATAATTATCTTGACAGTCATCATCATCCAAAAGAAAAAATACAACAACTTATTAATTTAGATAAATATATATATGGCGATATACTTGAATTGTTTAGTGGAAAAGGCAATCTTTCAAAGCATTATGAACAAAAAGGTAATTTATACAAATGCACAAAAGAAACTACTGGAGACAGCTTTCAACACTTATTTGAATTAATAAACAACAAGAGAACCTTTAATGTGATTGATATTGATTCTTATGGTTATCCAAGTCAATTTATGGATAATGTTTGGCACGTTATGAAACCAAAAAGTTTATTAATACTTACTTTTCCTGTTATGGGTGTTCAATGTATAAATGGAATAGTGGAACAACATTTTATAAATTTTTGGAGATCAGCAAGACCAAGTACTGGTGATGTTGTAGGTGCTGTAACTGATTATGGTCTAAAGTATTGGTACTTACCAAAATTAATTGATGTAGTTAAAATTAAACCTATTTGGAGATATGTATTTAATTGTGAAAGAGTGAAAGCAACAGAATTTTGTAGCACTAGAAATAGATAATTATGAATTGTTGGCATTGTAAAACAGAATTAATCTGGGGTGGAGATGATAGCGTTGATGAGGATTCTTTACCACACTTGCAAGATCAATACACAATGGTCACAAATCTTTCTTGTCCAAAATGTCATTGTGATGTAGAGGTTTATAAGCCTAAATATGCCTACGATTGAAATCCCAGAAATAAGTATTCCAAATATTCATATTCCATATACTTTTTCGCCTAGCTATGATCACTCAAATATTGAGGTAATAGGTTGTAAATATTACCACAGAGACACAAGAAATACAGGTAATAGAAACTTGCTGATAGATGATCCTAGAGGAGTTGTATCAGATTGTCCTTTTCCAAGTTTTACTCCTCTTCAATATGTGCCAGATCAGTTAATAATTGTTGAAGAGGCTGCCCCAGTAAATAAAGAATCTGATAAATTACCAGAAGGAAAACCTCCTAAAGCTGAAGTACCAAAAGAAGAAAAAAAAGAAGATGAATATAAACCATGTCCACCAAAAAACGCACCGTATAGATCAGGTGATTTTAGGAATGAACTTAGGCTTGAGAGACTGCTAAAATATGAAAGAGAAATTGATGGTTCATGTAATGCGCTCTGGGAAGAAGTACCTTTCATCGACCAATATATCCCAAGCACTTCCGTGGTTGTTTCTACTGCTTTTATTGCATCTGTGGCTGCGACTACACCAATTATTCTCAACCTTGTAAAACCGATAGTAAAAAACTTAATAAAGAAACTGACAAAGAAAAAAGATAAGGTAAAATAAAAGTTAGTAAAAGGACTCTAACTCTAGAAAGGTTCAAGACGCTTTCTTAATACCCACAAAAATTGCTCAAGAAGCAAATATTCACTAGGTAAGACTGAGGGGTTTAAAATACCAGCTTTTATTACTTAACAAAGGAAGTTGTAAGTATAGTCTTTGACCTCTGCCGTTACATAGAGCCTTTGTTATTTATCTTTTGGGTCAACGCTAAAGAGTTTTTTCTAGTTGCCCAATACTCATTTTTACAAGGTATAAACATAAGCAAACATTTTTACAAGACCCTTACAAGCGATTGTGAAGGGTCATTTTTTTGCTTTTACATCAATTTTGTGCGTATGTGGTATAACTTGATTTGGTGGTACTGTTACTTTTATCCCTTCACAAATCTCTACATATTTACCAGTAAAAGTCACACCAAGTTTTGCCTGCTCGCCACATACTTTAAGTCTAAATAGTGCAAGCTCTAATTTTCCTTTCTTATATAACAACTCTTGATTTTTTATATTCACTTCTGTTGCTCTTAAACATAAATCAGGTGCTTTACCTAACGGAATACTAATCTGTGCAGAAATTCCATAATTTAAGTTATAGTTATCTTTTTCAAATCTTGGTGTTTCTTGCACATATTTAATCTCTCCAGTATCCTCGTCATAAATATTTTGTCTAGTAACGTATTCTTTAGGTCGATTAAATGACCAAGCATCTGTTACATAAGGAGTAATCGTAAGGCTAGGAGAAGAACAAACAATACCCTGTGACATTCTAAATTGTGGGGTACTTTGCGGCGCTATCATGGTAGCATTATTATTAACTGTACCCTGGGCGTTGCTAGATGGAGATGCCACCGTGGTATTTGCCATTGTTCTTGCAGGCATACATAAAGCTAAACCTATTGCCCAAAGGTAGTTTCTACGGTTGTTGTGGTTGTTGTATTTATAGTGCGATTTATCTGAGTTATTGTATCGATACCTGGCGAAATAATACTTTCGACCAGACTGAAAGGCTGGCCTTCGTTCACTATTTTCCATCTAGGAACACCTTCAAGGTTTGGACTTGTATAAGAAAAATTAATTCCATTTACTGTTTGTGTAGC